GGCTTATCCACAGGCGGATTTGAGGTTACGTGCTTCTGTTAAGCCGCCTTCTCGTGGGAAGCGTCGAGGTCTTCGACGTAGAGGCGCATCGACGAGTTGAGCTGGGTCGCGTTCTCGGCGAAGTGCATGGCGCGGATGACGTCTTGACCGACAGGTGCGTAAACGAGCACAACCTTAAAGCCGAGCAGGCGGGTGCCGACATGACTCAACCAAAAGCCGAGCTGGATCCGACAGGTATAGAAAAAGTTGCTGAGCGTTTGCATCGGGGTCTTATCCACAGGGGTTTTCGAGGTTACGTGCCGGATCGACTATCACGCTGCCTTCACTCTGAGCGTCCTCATCGGTATAGCGGTCGGGCGTTTGCCCGATCCATTCGCCCAGCGCATCGAAGATCTCGTCGAAGGCCTCAAAGATCTGGACGCCGTCCTTGGAAGCCCGTTTGGCTTTGGACGCGTAGCGCCGGATAAATCGCTCGGACAGGAACGAGATCCGTGCTAGCAGGAGGAACGCCTCCTCACGGTCGCGGACCGCCGCGTCTCGTTCGGTGAGACAATCTGAAACGAGCGTTTGAATTGCTTTGATCTCTTCGCGGAGCTTTATGCCCTGCGCCAGCGCACTGTCTCGTTCTTTTGTCACCCGCGACCATTCGGTGGCGCGGACGCGAACCTTGAGTTCACCGTTCGTGCTAGGCTGAGGGCGGGGTTGCGGGGTTGGTGCGTTCATTGAGGTCTGTTGGGGTCGGTGACAACGTCATAGCCCAGCAATCCGAAGACGGCGCGGGTCCGGTCGAAGAGATAATCCTCGGGTCCGTAGACCAACGTGAGGCGTTTGGCTTCGTGGTCAAAACGGTAGGCTGAGGTGTTCATCGGAACCGCCCAAATCCCTCCGTTCCGGACCGTCGAGGCCAATGCGCTTGCCCACCCCACGTAGGGGGCGGGGTCGAAGGTGTCTGTTAGAAGGTCGCGCATCAGAGTTTCTGTATTATGGTCGCGCTGGGTTCGCCGTGCTCAGCTAGCGCGGCAAAAAGCGCGGCAAGCTCGGACTTCGACAGGCGGTTGACGCGCTCGTTGATCGTGTGGTTGGCGAGACAGGTCGCGCAAACGTGACCCTCGTTCTCGGGTTCGGGTCGGCAATCGCAACGGTCGGGCCCGAAGTACATGGGTCTGACCGAGTCGCGGAGGAGAACCAACGCGGCGAGCAGTTCAATGCTAGCATCCGGCGCTGGCTTTTCTGGAGCGGGGGCGATCCGGTTTACCAGTAACTCGGCCAGATTGTGGTTTAGGGTCCGGAGTTCGCGAGCAATGTCGGGCAACGTGCCCTCGATTAAACGATGGCCCATGACGGTTTGGTGCATGAAGTAAACCTCCTGGTTATCCTCGCTAGCCTGCTGGGGTGTGCTCAAAGCGATACCTCCATTTCCATAGCCCAGTCATTAGACTGGTTGACGAAGTAGTCGGGTTCGGTTTGGGCGAAGCGGACGGCTTCGCTCGGGTCGCCGCTGAGGGTTGCTAGCACGGCGAGGAAGGCCGCGTGTTGCGCGTTCAACGTGAGGGGGCCGTCGATCGTGGAGAGGACGGCGTTGGGTGTGGTGGTTTCAGTCATGGTAAGTTGGTTGGTTGGTCAGTCCTTTTGGGCGGCGGCAAATCCGGTGACCCACGGCACGAAGTGCGGGTCGGCGTTGAGGACGCCGTTCAGATCGTGAGAAATGGCATCGACAATGCGGTTGAGCTTCTGTTGCGGGGACCGATCTTCACCGCGATACGTGTAAAGGGTGAAGGCGAGCAGGTCTTCCAGCAGTTGTTTGGTTTTAGGATCGTGGTCGAGTTGCATGATTTGGGTGTGGTTGGTTGGTTGGTTGGTCAGTGCTCTTGAATGAGGAGCAAAATCGCGATGACGAAAGCGAAGAGGCTGGCGAGGGCGAGGGCGATGGTTTCCATGAGGATGAGGGTGTGTGTTGGTTGCTTACTGCGCGGCGTAAAATTCCTCGCACTGTTCTTGGGTTTCGAAGTCATCGAAGGCCTGCGGCCATTCGGGCTCGTAGGGCTCGGGCTCGACAGCGGGTTCCGGCCAAAGGGCCAGCGCTGTAGCGACAAGCACGGTGAGGAAGACGGTCGCTTCTAGGACGGACTGGAGAAGGTAAAGGTCAGTGTTCATGGGATTACTTGGATGAGCGGGCGAGGCCTTTGGCGCTGCGGGTGATGCGGTCGATGGTTTCTTGGGCTTCGGCGAGACGGCGCTTGAGGCGGTTGGCCTTGGCGCGGCGGCAGGCTTGTTCGTTTGCGTAGATGATTTGGGTGAGTCCGTGCATGATTTCGAGGATGGTGTTGGTTGGTATATGAGGGTTGCTGATTTGGGTCAAGGGCTTATCCACAGGCGGATTTGAGGTTACGTGGGCGGCGTACTGACGAGGATAAACTTGTCGAGGACGGCGGGGTCGATCTGGTTCCGGCCCGCGTGGACGTTAGGCGGGGTGCAGGTGATGGTCACGCTCACGGCATTGTCGCGGAGAAGCAGGTCGGACAAGGCCAAGGCGATCTCGGGGTCGGAGTAGCAGTAGTCGTTGAGGAGGAGGGCTACAGGCGTGTCGTCGTAAGAGGTTTCGGAGAGGGTGGTCATAGGTTTCAGAGTTGGTTGGTGGTTGGTTGGTGGTTGGGTGCTAGCGCGGGGGGTTGGACCCCGCGCCGAGAGGGGTTAGAGCGCGTCGAGGTCGAGGTCGATCCCGAGGGCCTTGAGCTGACCGAGGATCGCCTTGGCCGTGTCGTGATCTTCGTGCGAGCGCCATTCCAGCGCGTTCACCAGCACGTCCCCTGCGTAGCCAGCAGGCAGGGCGCAGGGGGAGCCGTAGTAGCTAGCACGGCTCCCGACAACGTCCATGACGTGGAAGCCGAGCTGACGCAGCGAGGCAGGGTGCGAGAGGATGAAGGACAGGCGGTCGATCTCCAGCGCCTCGTCCGAGCGCTTGATCGGGAAGGTGATGACGAGGGGGCGCTTGATCATCTCGCCTTCGACCGAGTGGTCGGTCGCGGAGCAAATGATGCCGTCGATCTGAGCGCGGTAGCCGATTGACTCCAGCACGTCTGCCAGCGCGGCGACGAAGATGCCTCGCGTTTGCAATTCTTCGGGCGTGATGCCGCACGAGGCCCAGAGGTTGATCGAGATCCGGACGATGCCGTTGCCGTTAACGTGCTCGCCGCGCTCGGGGACGATCTCGTCCATGAAGCACTCGGGCTGGCCGTCGAGGAAGGTCGCAACGTCGAGGAAGAGTCCGGTCACGTCCCAGATCTGCTCGGGGCGGAAGGCGGCGAGGACGCTGTCGGGGACGGCCTGCTTGACCCGCTCAGAGACCGAGCGGACCTTGGCCGCGCCTTCGGGCCAGCCGTGGGTCAAGAATGTGCGTGCGTCACGGAGGCTGGCGTAGGCGGTGAAATCGGAGGTGTTGGTGAAGCCCGAGTAGCGGAGGTCGCTGGGGTTCTTCGACTCGGCGGCGGAGACGTAGTCGGCGAAGGTGCTGAAGCTGACGTGCGTATGGGTCTTTTCGAAGGAGGTGGCGAAGGTGGTTGTCATCGAGGTATTATTCACAGAGGTTGGAGAGGTTACGTGGGAGTGGGTGAGGTGCTAGCAGGGGATCGAACCCCGCCAGCGTGAGGGCTCAGAGCGCGGCCTTGATTTTGTCCACGCAGGCCTTGTCGAGGCCCTTCCAAAGGACCCGCGCTTCGACCTTCTCCCAGCTCCAGTTGCAGAGGGCCAAGTATTTGCAGCCTTTGATGCTGGCGCGGGGGCTGACGCAATGGCGGATGGCGAGGGTATCCACGACCTTCCGGACCTTCTGGACGAACTGGACCCACTCGGGCTTGGCGTATTGAGCACAGAGGTCAGACTCCAGCGCCTCGTCATAGGCAAACTCGATCTGCGTGAAGCGGTCGATGGTGCTGCCGTCGAGCTGGAGCGAGCCGACGAAGGTCGAGTTGCGTCCGAGGCCCCACGTGTTGCCCGAGGCGAGGAACGAGAAGTCGGCGTGCGCCAAGATCACCTTGTCGGGGAAGGCAACGTATCCGTTCGACGCCGCCGAGTTGAGCACGGCGAGGACGTTGGCGTTGCCCTTGTCAACCTCGTCGAGGAGGTAGATGCCGCCGTGTTCGAAGGCCAGCCGGAACAGGGACGGCACGTAGTTTCCGTTGGCGTCGAAGTAGCCGAGTAGCTTGGACTCAGTGGTCTGGCAAGTCACGGACTGAGGGAAGAACGGCAGCTTGAGCGCCTTGGCGATTGCCTCAGCCGTATGCGTCTTTCCCGCGCCGACAGGGCCGACGAGCATGACTGGCTCGCGGATGGAGACCGCGTCGAGAATGTCGTCGAACAGGGGATGCTGACGGCCCACGTTGATCGAGGACTTGTCGAAGTGGATGACCTCGACCGGACGCGGCAAGACCATCGTGGGGAGGATCTCGGCGACGATCTCGCGGACTCGGTCCTCATCGACGGAGGGGTTGGTCTGCTGGACGAGGCGCTGGAGGACGTCCGCCAGCTCAGCCGCGCTGGCAGCGGGGGCCGTGCTGGAGGTGGGGGCGACTCCGGTCGAGAGGGCCTCGACGAGTGCGTCCTTGGTGGCGGTCGCTCTCCAGCCTCCGGACCCGAGGGCCCTCTCGTTGGCGAGCTTTCGAAGCTCTTTCACCGAGAAGGTGGCGAGGTCAGTGGCGGTGAGGGTGTAGTTGTTGTTGCTGCTGGTGATGGTGTTAGGCATACGGTGGCTTATCCACAGCCTGCTAGCAGGTTACGTGCTGGTCGCAGATACCCCTTGCAAATCAGAGACTTGCTGCTAGCTTTCCCCATCCTGCATGAAACTTTCCCAAGGGCCCTCCGAAGAGTTCCTCGATACGGTGCTAGCTATCCACGACAGAGAAGACCTTGAGCCCGGCGAAGCGCCCGGAGAGCCCGGCCCGGCGAGCCCGGACTCTGAAGCTAGCACTGCTAGCACGCCGCCTGAAACAGAGTCTCCTGATCCTGATCCCGATCGTGAAACGAACCCCTCAAAGAAGCGCCGGACCTACGCGACCAAGAAGCGGATGAAGGCCGGAACGGACGTCTTCAAAGAGTCAATCGACTGGATGCTAGCTAGGATCCGGCGAGCCCGAGGTGATACCTACGCTGAGATCGCAGCGGACCTTGGGTGCTCCACTCAGACACTGACGGCGCGGTTCTCCAGAGAAGGATGGGCCAAAGAGATTGACGCTCTCCACGAGGCAGCTCAGAGACGGTTCGAAGATGCGACGAAGACGGCGGTCACCAAGCTGGTCGAGCAGGGCAAGACCTACCGTGAAAAGATGGCGAGGGCCTCGCTCGTCTTCGCCGACAGTGTAGCCGCCATGAACGGGCCCCAGCTTCTAGCCAAGGCCAAGGACATCTCTTCTCTGAACACGGTAGCACGGCAAACACTGGGGCTGGACAGTGACGACAGGGACCAACGCACCGTAGTCAACATAGGGTTCCTATCGCAACGCGCTGAGGAACAAGGGGTTGCGATCAGTGCTAGCATGGCCCACCCCCTGTCGCCCCCCACTATAGACCTGCTACCGGACAGAGGGGACGATGACCCCCTACCGCCCCCCGCCCCCCTCCCCACAGAGTAGGGCACCGGATTCCACATCCGTTCGGACCCAGCAGGCGGCGACCCCCTCCCTCTGTAGCGGAGCGGCCCCCTCTCTGTAGGCAGGCCCCAGCCCCCTCTGTAAGCGCCCCCCGTTCGGCCCCCTCTCCCTCTGTAGACAGGGGCACGGTTGCCTATGGGTGCTAGCACAAGTGCTTGTGCAGTAGGAACTTAGGTACCACGCGGGTGGGGGCCGGAGGAGGGAAACGAAGAAGCTCTTTTCTTATTAGGGGGTCGCAAAAAATTTTGGCTACCAACGACTTGATTTAGTGTTATTAAAAAAGTGGGGTAAACGCCATAAGTGGGGATCAAGTGGGGTAACTCTACACAGAGAGCCCCACTTGCCCCACTTGCCAAAGTGGCACACAGGCAGCCCTACTCAGGGAGCGGTTAACAGAGTAGTTCGAGAAAAAGACAGAAAACCCGGCGGGCTCCCAAGTGGGGATACAATATAAAAATAAACACTTTATTACTTAAAATATATTATAGGGGATGGCGTATCCCAAACGCGGCCATTTTCCCCACGGGTTTCAAACCTACCCCACTTGCCCCTATCCCCACTTTTTCTCTGTAGACCCCCCAAAAACAAGTGGGGATATGGTGGGGGCAAGTGGGGTAACTGTAGGTATACGATACGCTATTCGCACCTGATGGGGCGGGAGCGGCTGGATTTTGTCACAACGCTACACCAGCCCAGTGTAGCGTTGCGGTAATGCTGCAAAGTCCCACGAATTGGACACAAAGTGTCCCTTTTTGCAACATTGGGCTACGCCGGGCCAGTTCCCTTGTCACATGTATACAAACCCGTCATTTTTCGACACGTTCTCACAACATGTCTACCGCTTCGACACGTTGCCTAAATCCGGTGCAGCAAGATCCCCAGTTGCTTTGCAACACGCCTCGACAGCTCAATGTCGTAATTTATAGCCTCATCTCTGTAGAATATGGTAGAAATCCGGTGCGAGGCGATTAACGTCAGGCAGTTGGTGCAGGGGGTCATGGTTACCGCCAGTAGCGCCCCCTCCCCCGGACGCAAATACCTCATCGCATTGGTCTCGGCGTGGATCACATAAAGCCGCCGCTCGTCCCTATTTGACCAGTCAATCTCAATTCCCGAGGGGGCCCCGTTGTATCCAACCCCGGCGACGCTGTGGTCTGCTCGCAGCACGCAGGCCCCAACCTGCACGTAAGGGTCCTCGGATCGGGAGGCAGCGACAGCAGCGAGCTGCATGGCGAATTGAGTCCACGAGGGTCTGTTGGACATGAGTACGTTCGACCTCCTTTGTTGGCTTTGCGGGCGGCTCATAAAGGGGGTGGGGGTCCGGGGTTACCAGTAAGCGAGCGACGGTTGAATAGACCGCCGCACGTCCCCCCACCATTTTGCGGGGTAATGCCCGCCATTTTGCGGGGCTTGTACAGGGAGACAGACTTCCCTTTGTAGGTTGGCATTACTTGCTCTTCTTGGGGCTAAAGCCGCCCTTCTTGGACTTCATCTTCGCGAACATTTTGGGGTCGATGGTTGACTTTGATTTTGGGCGGGACGTACCCGCTTCCTTGCGTTTGTTAATGTTACTGTACAGGCTCATAAATGTTTACTTGTGCAGGTAGCTTATACCTTCGCTAAGCGGTGTCAACTTTCTTTCGGCATTCTGCTAACACGCTAATTAACTCCTCAAGGGGTCGGATCGTTTCCCCCTGCACAATAAAGGCGTGCGTATCTATTCTCCACTCTTCGCGGATTCCTTCTTCCGCCCGCAGCCACCCGACAATGTTCATTTCCGGTGCATGTCCTGTTACGCCGACGACGAGCCGACCCCTTTCAGCGTCACGCGTCTTAACCCGGATGTTCTGAAATTGAGGCGTCCACCGCACTTCGATCTTACACTCTCCGACCACAAGATCCGGGGCACTGAACGTATCAACCGATCCGTCCCAAAAGATGTTCAAGGCCTTAGCCGCCGCTAACTCGGCGCAGGCCGCTTGTTGATCATTGTACTGCCGCTCCCCTTCCCATTTCTCGTGGTCAAACCCGTAGTAGGTGCTTCCCCCTCTCCGGGAAGACTTGGCGGTCTCCGCGAGGATGTGCCGACGAAGTCCGACAAAGCTCGCGTTGAGCCACTCGTAAGGTTCGAGCGTGATCTTCATGGGTTTCCCCACCAGTCATCATCATCTCCCGAAAGAAGAATCAGGATTACCGCGCATGTTGCTAGCATCAATAGCATTAAGGCTATGCTGTTCATGCGTTTTAGGGGTTGTCCTCCGGGTCTTGCCAATCGGCGTATTCAACGAGGTTGGGAAAATAGAGATCGGTCACCTCATCGTACTCGTAGACCATACCGTCTAATGTTTTGGTCTGGGGCGTAGTCAACCTCCGCCAATTATCGACGGCATTTTGCCAGCTCGTTTCCAATGGTTGGTTCCACTCCCGCGCCTCGGGGAAATTCCAAGGCCGAGCCATTGGCTGCTCTGGTATGCAGGTCGCACAACCCATGAGCCA